CACCCCGTCTTCGGCCACCGTGACCGGTGGGTCAACCAGCCGAAACAGCCCTACTTCTTCCACGTCGTGCGACCTCTCGGCCCCGCCTCACGCAAAGCGGTCAACCGCGTCCTCGACGGCATCTCACGAGACATCCGCTAGGAGAACCATGGCCCTGTCCCGCGACGGCATCCTCGGAGCCGTAGACGTTCAGACCGAGAAGGTGCACGTCCCCGAGTGGGGGGACGACGTCATAGTCCGTGGCCTCACCGGCGACGAGCTCGACAATTTCCAGGGCTCGGTCCGGCAGTTCCGGCCCACCTTCGACGGTAAAGGCATGGAAGCCGTTCTCGTCCAGGAAGGCATGCGCGCAAAGCTCCTCGTGAAGTGCCTCATCGACGAGGCCGGGGAGCGCCTGTTCACCGACCAGGACGCCCCCGCGCTCGGCGCGAAGAACGGGGCTGTCATCGACCGGCTGTACGACATCGCCTCCCGCCTCTCCGGCCTGTCCGAGGATGAGAAGAAGGAGATGGAGGGAAACTCCGAGCCGCCGACGGACAACGGCGGTTCTACTTCCTCCTTGCCCGAGACGTTTTCGGCTGCCCTGTAGCCGAGATGCTCCGCCGGGTCTCTGCCCGGGAGCTCGCCGAGTGGGAGATCTTCTACCAGATCGAGAACGAGGAGCGGGAAGCCGCCGAGAACGAGGCCGCTAACCCCCGTGACCGCAACTGGCCGTGACCTGACCGCCCGTGAGTGAGGGGAGGCGTCGTGGGCAGCTCCAGCATCATCTACCGGCTCATCGCCCACGACAGCGCATCCCGCACCTTCAACACGGTGGGCCGATCGGCGAGCAGCACGGAGCGCACCCTTGCGAAGCTCGGTCAGACCGCTGTCAAGGTGGGCGCGGTCATGGCTGCCGGGCTCGCGGTGGGACTGGGTGAGTCGGCGAAGAAGGCAGCCGAGTTCCAGTCCGAGATGACTCGGATCTCGACGCAGGCCGGCGGCACCGCGAAGGACGTCAAAGTCCTGTCGGATCAGGTGCTGAAGCTGGGCACGTCTACCCAGCAGGGTCCGCAGCACCTCGCCGAATCGCTGTACCACCTGAAGAGCGTCGGCATGGACAACGTGTCGGCGATGAAGGCGCTGAAGGAGTCCGCGGACCTGGCCGCGGTCGGCCACGCCAACCTTGAGGAGACCACCAACGCCCTGGCGGGCGCCTGGCGTACCGGCATCAAGGGCGCCACCTCGTTCCACGAGGCTGTCTCCACGGTCAACGCGATCATCGGCGCGGGCAACATGAGCATGGACGCCTTCAACGCGGCGATCGGCACCGGCATCCTCCCCAGCGCGAAGACCTTCGGCCTGTCGATGAAGCAGGTCGGCGCCGCGCTCGCCCTGATGACGGATGAGGGCATCGACTCCGCGTCGGCCGCGACCCGGCTACGCATGTCGTTCTCGCTGCTGGGGGCGCCGTCCAAGGCGGCGGAGAAGCAACTCGGGAAGATCGGGCTCACCGGGCTGAACTTGGCCGATGCGATGCGCGGGCCGAAGGGCTTGATCGGCGCCATCGGACTCCTCAAGGAGCACCTCGACGAGTCGGGGCTGTCCGCATCGAAGCAGTCCCAGCTGCTGTCCCGCGCGTTCGGCGGGGGCCGTTCCTCGAGCGGCATCCTGCTCATGCTCAACAACCTCGACGTGCTCGAGAAGAAGCAGGAGCAGATCAACCGGTCGACGGGCAAGTTCGACGACGCGGTCAAGATGCAGCGCAAGACCGCCGAAGCGCAGTGGCACCTGCTCACTTCCAACCTCGAAGTGATGGGCATCCGCGTCGGCACGAAGGTACTGCCGCCCGTCACCGCGTTCGTGAAGTTCCTCGCCTCGGACGCCATGCCGGCCGCGGCCCGCTTCGGCCGCACCATGGGCAACCTGATTCCGGTGGGCCCGATCAAGCAGGGCATCTCCACGGCCAAGGGGCTGGTGTCCGACTTCCTCAAGGGGTTCTCCGGAACTAAGAACGCTGCATCGGATCTGGTCAGCGGCCTGTTCGACACGTCCCCGCACCTGGGCTCTGGTAACACGGCCGCGAAGGTGAAGGGCCCTGCACTGGCGCCGATGCCGCACTTCGGCGTAGGTCAGGTGGCACCCACCGCCGGTTCGCTGGGACCCGCCCTGGCGCCGATGCCGCACGGTGGGTCGGGTCTGGTGGCCTCGCTCGTTTCGCCGAAGGCGGCGCCCCCCAAGAGTGCTGCTCAGAAGATCGGCGAGACGATTCGCCGGGCCATCTCTGGCGGCTTCAAGGACATCGACTGGGGCCACCTGGGCTCGATCCTCGGCAAGGGCCTCGGAGACGCGATCGGCTGGGTCGGGAAGCACACCGCCGACTTCACCAAGAAGATCGCGAAGGTCTTCGCGGGCCTGGACTTCGTCGAGATCGGCAAGGGCTTCGGGGCGTCCGCGATTCCGCTCGCGATCGGCTTCATCAAGTCGGTGTTCGACCCGCTGTTCAGCCTGGACTTCTGGAAGAAGCACTGGCTCGACACGATCCTCGCGGTCCTCTCGGTCATCCCGATCGGCCGCGTCGCCGGAGTACTCGGCAAGGTCTTCGAGCACATCCCGTTCCTGAAGGTCTTCGAGCCGCTACTCAAGGGCGTCGGGAAGCTCGGCGGCTGGATCGAGAAGGCCTTCGGCAAGGCCGTGAAGTTCTTCGGTACGAACCTGTGGAGGGGGCTCGCCAAGGTCTTCCCTGAGGCCGCAAGCGTCGTCGAACGCGAAAGCGGGCTGCTCACCACGCGCATCGGCGTGTGGGGCATAAAGCTGATGGACAAGGGCAAGGCCGCCATCCACTCCCTGGGCAACGGCATCCGTGATGGAGCCGGCTGGGTCATTGCGAAAGTTGGCGAGATCGCCGCCCTTGTTGTGAAGCCTTTCGTCAAGGCTGGCGGATGGCTGATCCGCAAGGGTGCCGACGTCGCGCGGGGCTTCGGCGGCGGTATCGCCCGGGGCGGCCGGAGCATTGGCGGCTTCGCCAAGAAGTGGGTCATCGACCCGGTTGTTGGCGCCTTCTCGCGTGCCGGGTCGTGGCTGCTGTCCAAGGGGCGTGCGCTCGTCTCCGGTTTCAGGGGCGGCGTGAGTGCTGGCGCGAAGGCGATCGGGGGCTGGGTGTTCGACCGCATCTTGGTGCCCGTCGCCAACTGGATGGCCAGATCCGGAAGGTGGCTGATCGGCAAGGGCAGTGCGCTGGTGTCCGGCTTCAAGTCGGGCGTCAGCGCCGGGGCCAAGGTGATCGGGAGCTGGACGACTTCGCACATCGTCAGTCCGGTCCTGGGCCGCTTCACCAAGGCGGGCAGCTGGCTCGTGAGCAAGGGCGGCTCGCTGATCTCAGGCTTCAAGAGCGGGATCATCGGGACGATGAAGGGCATCGGCTCTTGGATCAAGAAGACCATCGTCGATCCCGTCGTCAATGCAGTGAAGCACTTCTTCGGCATCCGCAGCCCTTCCCGCGTATTCATGGGGATCGGCGGTCATCTGGTGTCCGGTCTCGTCAAGGGCATGGCGAAGACGAACGGATCGGCCATCGCGAAGAAGATCTTCGGTTCTCTGCCCAAGGCGCTCGGTTCGATCGTCAAGAAGGGCCTCGTCAGCATCACTAAGCTGCCCGGCAAGGCCCTGAAGGCTCTCGGCGGCCTCGGGGGTGACGTTCTCGGTCTCCTTGGTCTGGGTGGCAGCGGCGGCGGCTCGTCGGCCAACCAGAAGATCGGCGAGGCTCTGGCCGCAGCCCGGGGCTGGTCCGGCCCGCAGTGGGCTGCCCTGAAGAACCTGTGGAATGGGGAGTCCGGCTGGAACGAGCGGGCCCTGAACAAGTCGTCGGGCGCGTATGGCATCCCGCAGTCGTTGCCTGCGAGCAAGATGGGCTCGGCTGGCTCGGACTGGAAGACGAACGCGTCCACGCAGATCAAGTGGGGTCTGTCGTACATCAAGTCCGTGTACGGCAATCCGCTGAACGCCTACTCGCAGTGGCTCGCCCGCTCTCCGCACTGGTACGCCCAAGGCACGGGCGGCGCGGCCAGGGGCCTGGCCTGGGTCGGCGAAAAGGGTCCTGAGCTGGTCAATTTCAAGGGCGGCGAGGACGTGATGTCCAACCCGCAGTCGATGGCGTTCGCCAAGGCCAACAACATCAAGCTGCCCGGTTACGCCTCGGGCACCATCACCAACGCGGCGGACCGGGTGCGGCGCGACCACCAGCGCGTCCAAGACGCGAAGGACGATGTGGCGCGCGCCAAGCGGCGACACAAGGGCGTCCAGGCGGCGGAGACCCGGCTCCGGGCGGCGCAGAAGGAGCTGCAGGCGGCGAACATCGCGCTGAAGAACGCGCAGCGGTCGGCGAAGACGTCGATCGCCAACACGATCGCCACCGGCCTGCTCAAGACCCTGAGCACGGGCACCTCGTCGGCTATCGCATCGGCGATCAAGAGCCTGGCGACGAAGCTGCTGAACGCGGGCTACAACCGCACCGCCGCCAGCATGCAGAAGAAGGGCGGTCGGCTGGAGAAGCTCGCCGACAAGCGGGCCAGTGTGCAGAAGACCATTGCCGCGGCCAACCAGTACGCGAGCGACCAGGCCTCCACCATCAAGGACTTCCTGAGCATCAGCGGGACGTCAGCCACCGATATCGGCGGTCTCATTTCCCAGATGAGCGGCCAGCAGAAGACCGCGAGCGGCTTCGTGGGCCTGACCCGGTCACTGAAGGCCCGTGGCGCGTCGAAGGACCTGCTTCAGCAACTGTCGGACGCAGGCCCGGGCAGTCAGCTCGCGACCATCCTCGGCCAGAGGAACGTCACCACGCAGGACATCGGCAAGCTGAACGGCTTGGTGGCGTCCGGTGGGAAGCTGGCGACCAGCTTCGGCCGCGACATGGCCGACCTGATGTACGACACCGGCAAGCACGCTGGTGAAGGGTTCTTGGCCGGACTGAAGGCCACGGAGAAAGACCTCCAGAAGCAGATCGACAAGCTCGCCAAGGGCCTGATCGCGGCGATCAAGAAGGCGCTGAAGATCAAGAGCCCGTCGATCGTTATGCGCGACGAGATCGGCAAGAACGTCGTCCTCGGCTGGGTCGCCGGAATGGACATGCACGGCCACCTCGTCGGCGGCGCAGCCCAGCGTCTCGCCGACACCGCGTCCGGCGTGTCCGTGCGCCGCCGCTACGTCCCGACCGCTGCCAGTCAGGGTGGCGCCCGCGAAGACGCGCTGTGGGAGCGGCTTGCAAGCGCACTCGAGCAGCAGGCCAGCCGGGACAGTCACCTCACCGGTGAACTGCGCCTCGACTCCGGCGAACTGCTCGGAGTCATCCAGGGCGCCGTGAAGCCGCAGATCAAGGCCTCCGCGAACATGCAGGCCTACCGGGCCAAGGTCGGGCGGAGGAGCGGCGGATGACCATCTCGTATGTCGGGGCCGGCGCCTCAGCCAGCGGCACCACCAGCGTCACCCTGGCATACCCAGCCGGCGCCACCGCGGGCCGGCTCGCCGTGCTGCAGGTGATGTCCGGCGGGAGCGGGGACCCGATGCCCTCGACCCCGTCCGGGTGGACGCTGGCTGGCTCCCTCACTGGAGGCGGCGGCGCCTTCGGTTCCGGCACCGGTCCTCGGCGCCTGACCTGGTTCATGCGGGAACTCGTCGGCAGCGACTCCACCCCCAGCACGTCCATTCCGTCCAGCACGGGCTCGGTGATCGGCGGGGAGATCTTTGTGCTCTCCCGCACGGCCGGGACCGGCTGGCGGTGGGCCGCAGCCTTCGGCGAGGACACCGTCTCGGGCACTGGGTTCAGCGCGCCCGGGCAGTCCGGGCTCACCTTCACCGCTGGGGACTTCATCGCCCTCGGCTACAGCCTCGCCCTGAGCACGTCGTCGATCGGCACCGAAAGCGCCACCGCGTCTGGCGTCACGTTCGGCGCCTTCACCCACCAGATCAACGTCAGCGTTGCGACGGGCAACGGCGGCAGGCTCGGCATGGCATGGGCCACCGTCACCACCGGGGCCAGCACGCCCACGCCGACCGTTACCGCCACGCTGAGCGCCGCCACGATCGGTGTGGCAGGAGTGCTGCGTATCCGCGAAGCCAGCTCGGACGTCAACGCGACCGCGCAGTCCGTTTTCCCGCCCCGCAACCTGGTGTCGGCGACGGGACTGACCGGCGACGACATCGTCACGGCGACCCTGTACCGGCAGGTCGACACCACGCTTACGCCGGTGCGCGCGGCCAGCGGCATCGACGTGACTGGGCAGGCTTCGCTCCTGCGGGTGGATGCAGAGCAGCCGTTCGGGATCAGCGTGAACTACGCGGCCGTCCTCACCGACGTCAACGGCACCCAGTGGACGGTCTTCTCAGGGCCGATCACTTCGACCGTGGACAGCGACGTCGTGTCCGACGCGATCCGCGGCGTCGGCGCCGCCGTGAAGATCGAGAGTCCGCTGGAGTGGAAGCGAGACCGCGACAGCAGCCAGTTCAACATCAACGGCCGGATCGTCGTCGTGGGCAAGCCGCGGTCGTCCCGGTCCGGCACGCTCACCGTCCGCACGGAAACCGATGATGACGGCGACGCGATGAACGAGCTGTTGGACAGTGCGACCGAGGGCACGATCCTCGTGCGCAAGCAGGTGTCGCTGTCCCGTCTCGACGGCACGTACTCCCTGATTGACGACACCGAGAGCCCGAACTGGTACGACGAGTTCAGGTGGTTCGCCTTGAACGTCGTCAAGTCGGACGACTGGCCGGACGTAATGGAGGCTGCCGGGTTCACCCTCCAGGACATCGCGAACAACTTCTCGATCCTGAGCGACATCAGCGCGTTTTTCACTGGCACTTTGCTGTCCATCGCCCAGTATGACTTTGGACCCTGACATGCTCGATATGTCGACCACCGCGCTCGCCGTCGTCCAAGGCTCGTACACCATGGACATCCGCGCCGAGTCCTGGCTCGGCGGCCTGCTGCTCGCCGACAGCATCCCGATCTCCGACGGCGGCGAGAACCGCGACCGCTCCCTGGCCGTCCCCGAGCAGATCACCCTAACCGTGCCCCGCCGCGACGGCGGCTTCGACTGGGACCCCGGCACCGACCCGGCGCACCCGCTCGCCGCATACGGGCAGATGCTCCGCATCGACTACGGCGTCGACGTCGGCGGCCACATGGAGTGGATCAATAGGGGTTGGTTCCTCATCACCGAAAGCTCGACCGACGGCGACACCGTATCCGTCAGCTGCCAGGGCCTGCTGACGCTCATTGCCGAGGCCAACCTCATCTCGCCGTTCCAGCCGTCCAGCAGCGACACCCTCGTCTCCGTGATCCGCGCGCTCGTCGAGCCCGCCCTCACCGTGTCGTTCGACGGAACACTCGTCGACCGGGCTGTACCGCTCGGCATGCAGTGGGACAGCGACCGGCTCGGCGCCGTCACCGAAGTCCTCACCGCATGGGGAGCGGCCGAACGGGTCACCGAAGACGGCTACCTCCTCATCGAACCCGTCAGCGACGCTGGAGCATCCGTCCTGTCCATCAGCGACGACCCGGAAACCGGCACCGTCGTCCGCTGGCAGGGCGCCACCACCAGAGACGGCGCCTTCAACGTTGTCGTCGCCCAGGGCGAGGACGCGTCCGGCAACCAAATTCAGGGCGTCGCCTACGACTCGGACGGCACCAGCCCCTATCAGTACGGCGGTTCCTTCAATCCGCTGCCCGTGCCGTTCCCGTACCAGTCGTCACTGCTCACGACCGTCGCCCAGTGCCGGACCACGGCCGCCGCCCAGCTGAAGCTGCTGCGCCGGCAGGCCTTCCGGAAACTCCAGGTCACGATGGTTCCGCACCCCGGCCTGGTCACCGGCGACATCGTGTCCGTCACCGGCGCCGGCCTCACCAACGCCCGCTGCGCGATCGAGTCCCTGTCGCTGCCCTACTCGCCTGGCGAGCAGAGCCTGACCGTCCGAGTGCTGTAGGGGGAGCGGATGCCCGACTTCGCCGATACTCGCGTGTCGCTCGCCGGAACAGGAGTCGTGCGCGGCATCGCGCAGACCGCGGTCTCCTCGAACGCCTGCCTGGTCACCGTCGGCGGGATCACTGTCACCGCCCGGGTCGCGACCGGCCTGACCGTGACAGCCGGCTCGATCCTGCTGATGGCCCGGCTCGGCAGCCTCTACTACGTCACCAGCGTCATCCCGGCCGCGCCGACATCAACGCCGGCGACACCGCCCCCGGCCGACAGTGCACCCCCGGACACCGGGGACCCACCCCCGCCGCCCAAGCCCCTCACCCGGACCGGCACCCTGACGTGCGTACCGACGGCCACCGCGTGCTACCGCGACGGCAGTTGGCGCTCCGACGGCGACCCGACGAACTCGTTCGATCTCTTCCAGGGGCGGTACGGCGGCAGCAGCTACGGCCGGAACACGGGCTGCGCGTTCTACGGGGGCAAACCGCACACGCTGTCGGGCGCGACCTGCACCAAGGCCACGGTGAAGATCAAGCGCTTGAGCGCCGGTGACTTCTCGGCTCGGTCGGCAACCCTGCGGCTCGTCTCGCAGACCAGCCGACCAGGCGGCGCCCCCACTCTCAACGAGTCCACCGGCGGCCCCAGCTTGAAGATCAACGACTCAACCACGTTCACGCTGCCGACGAGCTGGGGTCAGGCCATGATCGACGGCACCCGCGGAGGCATCGCCATCAGCATCGGCAGCGACGACCCGTACATCCAACTCGCAGGCCGCGGCTCCTGGTCCGCCGCCATGACCCTCGCAATCTCCTGGAGGCGCACCTCATGACCGCCAACACCTCCAAGGGCATCACCTATCCACAGTCCACGGACCACACCCGACTGTGGGAGCACTTCCAGACCCTCGCCAACTCCGCCGACGGCATCATCATCGGCAACAAGGATGTCCAAATTTTCACCAGCTCCGGCACGTGGACGCGGCCCGCAAACGCGATCCTCGTCGACGTCCAAGTGCAGGCCGGAGGTGGCGGCTCCGGGGGCTGCGCGGCCACCGTCGCGGGCCAGGCATCGTGCGCACCAGGCGCCGGCGGAGGCGAGTACGCCAGGGGTGTCTACCTGCCCGCAACAGTCGGCGCGAGCGTCGCCGTCACCGTCGGTACCGGAGGCGCGGGAGGCACCGCCGGAGCGAACTCGGGCGCCACCGGCGGTGCCTCGTCGTTCGGCGCGCTCATCACCTGCAATGGGGGCTTCGGTGGCCAGGGTGGCACCGCCACGTCGACGGCTGTCAGCCTCGGCGCGGCAAATGGCGGCACCGGCGGCACCGGCGGAGACATTCACATCAACGGCGGCGATGGCGGCAACGGGCAAGTCATCAGCGCCACGCCGATCAAGTTCAACAATGGCGGCAACGCGTTTCTGGCAAGCACCACGCGCTCGTCCGGTGTCGCTGCCACCACTACCGGCGGCTTCGTCGGCTACCCCTACGGCGGTGGCGCATCTGGTCCCTCCAACGGCGCCTCGCAGAGCGCGGTCGCCGGGTCAGCAGGCGCTGGCGGCGTCGTCATCGTGACCACTTACACCGCATAGGAGCACCATGCCTCTCGACTCGCCCGAAAGTTCGAACAGCGACACCACCTGGGTCATCAACGGCCGCCTGAACGCCAGCTCGGGTACTGGCTTCCAGACGACCATCACCACTGAGGGCCCTGCTACCGAAGCAGAGGGCGACGCGCTCCTACAGGATCTCGTCGACCTGCTGTCGACCCGCTACTACAGCGTCACCGGCACCAAGGGCTACACGTCGTACACGACACGGAACATGACCCGGTCCTGACCAGCCCTCCACCGCCACCCACGCCCCGCTCCCGGGGCGTTTTTCATGCCCGGGAGGGGCTTTGACGTTCACCTTTCACGGCGGGAAGCTGCCCGCCCAGCCAGCCCGGTCGCAGCTGCGGCTGTCCGCGGTCCTCGGGGAGCGGCTTGCCGCGCCGCCCGCGGCCGTCGACTGGCAGGACGACCGCATCGTCTGGCCGATGTACGGCAACGACCAGGTCGGAGACTGCACCTGCGCCGGGGTCGGCCACCTCGTCAACCAGCTGACCTACTACGGCTCGGGCAGCGAAGTGCAGCCCACCGATTCGTCGGTGCTCGGCATGTACTCGGCGATCACCGGCTACGACCCGACCAAGCCAGCATCGGACACCGGCGCCTACTGCCAGGACGTCCTCGCCTACTGGCGGAAGACCGGCCTCGAAGGCCACAAGATCACGGCCTACGCGTCGCTCGACGTCTCGAACCTCACCGAGATCAAGCAGGCCATCGCCCTGTTCGGGACCGTCTACGTCGGCCTCAGCTTCCCTGACAGCGCCATGACGCAGTTCGACAACGACCAGCCGTGGGACGTCGTCCGCGGCGCCAAGGTCGAAGGCGGGCACTGTGTCATCGTCGGCGCCTACGGCAGCGGCAAGCTCGGCCTCGTCACCTGGGGCGCCGAGACCACGATGACCGAAGCGTTCTGGAAGAAGTACGTCGACGAAGCCTGGGTCGTCCTCGACACGGACGGCATGAAGAAGGCCGGCGTGTACTTCACCGGCGCCCCCA